TAATTCAGACTTAATCCAAGATAAATCTGTTGAAATCTCCTTTAATGTTGTTTGGATCTCTACAATATCTACTGTACTTTGGAATTCCTCTAGTCTAGATACTCTATAATTAAGAGAACTCCAAGTAGCTCCTAATCAGAATACAAATAATACTAACTTCCATATTGTAGCAGGTTGTTTTAGTCGTTCTACCATTAACATACTTTTAATGTAAATATTTATGGTATATTAATCAGAAATTTGAAAATTCAATTAAATAAAAAAGAGAGCTATTCACTCTCTTTTTCTGTATTGTCTTCTTCTTGTTCTTTTTCTTGCTTCAAATATTCTTCTACATCTTCTTCAGGGATAGCAGCTGTTTCAACTGCAACTTCAATATCTCATACATATCACACGTTTTCATTATTATCTTCCATTGATATAATATTATTAAATAAAATTAAGTAGTTGGATTTCAGTTCATTAACCTCATCTTGTATCAGTTTGAATTTACAAAGCATAGATACCTATTACTTCAATCTGAAGCTCATGATCCTGTCCATAAACTTCATCTATATTGAGTACCTACGCTAGCTCATTGTCAGCTTGTATTATTTCTCCAGTTATCAGCTTCATATGTCCTCCTTACATATCAATACTCATCTACATAATATAATCTTCTTACTACACCTGTTTGAACTCGTAATTTTCAAGCATTATCATCTCATACATAGCTTCAATTATAATCCCCATCATATTTGACAATATGTTTCATTCAGTCAAAGTCTGTATATACTAGGTTAGCTCATCTAACTGTTATAAGTCATGGAGAGTACCAATCTGTTTCTATATTATTGTTGGTAACATCGAAATTTACCTCATCATATCAACTATAGCTTCATTCTTTAAAATATACTAGCATTTTATATCTATCTGCATCTCCCCATATAACATCATGTGCTATTGGTAGTTGCACATATCATTTTGTAACATAATTAGCAGAAAGTGATACCGAACTCTGATAACTCCATCATGTATTCTGCCATCATCAAGTGTATTTCTGTAAATAGAATTGTAAATCTACTGTTCACGCAACTCACCGAGATACATAAGTCCAAGTAAAAGCACATACACCATTCCCCATTTGGAATCAAGATAAATCATATGTTGTTTCTCAGGTAGCCCTCAATCAGTTCCATGCTCATCAACTAGGTGATGGTAATGTTGGATATAGATCATTTCAATATGATGTAAAAATTACTGAGCCATCTTTAGTTATACTCTTTCCAAATCAATAATAGTCAAAACTAGGTGTTGCCATTACTATCTACTAATATAAATTATCTCAAACAGGTATCCTTAATCTATTAAGACACCATACTTTACCATTCAATGCTATATTTCAACTACCACTAGAACCTCATGTAATTGCTACTGTATCTCATACTCAAGAAATATAATCTCATATCATATATCATACAGTAGATCATTCATAAGAGAAATATATTCTTCATTGAGAACCACTAGTATATATTCTTATCTCACTATCACCACTTGTTCATACATACACATCTCATAGATTAGCAGTAATTGCTGAGAGTGTACTTACATCTATTTTACTAGCTGTTACTGCTCAGCTCTCTATCTTGCTACTTGTAATAGCTCAACTTGCAATCTCGCTAGCTGTGATAGTATTACCTGCTATTTCATTTGCTGTAATTGTACTACTTGCTATTTGATCTGCTGTAATAGTTCAACTAGCTATATTATTAGCTGTGATTGTATTTGCAGCTATTAAAGTTCAAGATATACTACCATTAGCTATATTATTTGCATTGCTTATTTGATTCTGATATGCACTACCAAATGCTTTATAGGTTACATATTTTCAGCTATTAGGGAATGCTGCACATATCATTATTTTATTTTCTCATACTGCATTTATTGCATTAGTAGTTGAGTATACTGTTCAATCTGTAGTATCACAGTAGATATAAGTAGGACTAGATACATTAGCACTACCTGAACTAACAGTTATTACAGTTCAATCAGGGAGATTTATATCTCAAGAACTCCAAGATATACTTCATACTGCAGGAGTTCGTTGTACTGTTGTATCCCAACCTGCTATACCTAGTCAATCTCATCAACTTTCATTATAGATACTTGTTCATGCATTAATCTTAGGAGAGCTAACTCATGGTACATTAGAAATAGCTCATCATGTATTAGGATCTGTTAAGCTAAGCAATACATTTTCTATATCATTGTATCCTATAGTTGTCATTATCTTTTAACATTATTATTAAAGATAAAATCTAATGCATAAAAGCTAGGTGTTGTCGTTCAATTTCAGTTAAGGATGATTTTAAATTGTATGTATTGGAATTGTTCCCTTACAAATAAATCTTCTGTGAAATTTGCTATTGTATCTGTGGTAGGAGTTAGTGTTCTAAGTGTTGTAAAATTTCAACCATCTACTGCATATTGAATCTCTATACTTTCTCATGATTTTAATGCTGAATATCCTATACCAGCTAAGATTCAATCTTTGATTTCTTTTAGTGAGTTAGCATAATATCCTCTTGTTACTAATTCTCCTGTAGTATTATATACACTATCACTTAATACATCTATTCAATAAGCAGAGCTTGTTTTCCATGCTACAAACAAATTAATACCATCAGAATAAATACAAGTAACACTAGCTCAAGTCTCTGTTAATTCATAATCATAGCTTAATACCTCATTATAGTTTTTATTCTTAGATCACCATGAATATACACCTTTAGTTCATGCTATAACTAATCTTTCATTATATACTCCTATTCAGTTATCAATATCAGAAAAATCATCACATTTCTTTAATTGATAGATCTTATATCCATCTAATATCCCTAATCATCTATTAGTTACTATGTAAGGATAACCATTATAAATCTGAGTTTGGTATGTTACATATCAAATTAGAGGTATAGTCTCATCTGGTACATCACTTACTCAATCCCATAGATAGATATTAGAATTACCTAATGCTGATTGAGTTACTACTCTTATTGCTCATCCTAAATCGTTTAGCTTTTGGATTACTCAACCTTTTTCTAGTGTAAATATATCAGAGAATACATTACTTACATCTACTTTACTTAGCTTCTCACCATTACCAATATACATATCTCACATACTTACTAACAATGGATGGTATGATGCACTGTTTAATGATGTTACTTCTGTAGGAGTTACTGATGCATTATTCTCCATATCTGATACTGATACCTTGTAGAGCTTACTAGCAGAACACCAATAGATATAATCGTTAAATACTGCTCATGAGATACCATTAGTAGATAATCCTGTAGATACTGCTGACCATGTTCAACTAACGCACTTATAACAAGCTCAACTTGTTCAGAATGCTACATACATTGATGATGTAGCTTTTACTATAACATTAATTCTACCTGTAGTAGTAGTTCATGCTACTAACTTTTTACTTAGAGATATACCTCTAGCATTCTCTCTTACTTCTATATTCTTACTTGAAAAATAGCTGTTGTTAATTCATGTGAATATATCATCAGCTATTCCTCAGTTTGCTCCTCTAAATACTGGAGCTATTACATTACTTTCTGCCATTATTTTATTCTAAGAATCATAAATAAGCATCTTCTACATGATATGCACTTTCATTCTCAAAACTTCATTCTACTTGTATCTGTTTTATTCATTGTTGATAATATCACTCCCATAATTGTTGCTTATCAAATATTTGTTTCTCTCCAAATACAAGTGAGTTTAATCCTTTAACTAAAATGTTATGATATTCTGCAGGTAGTTTAATCTCATCTGAAGTATTAGTGAGTGTTAAATCCATTGGGATATATTTACCCTCTATGTATAATTCTCAATCTTTATCTGGAATTGGGATAAGGAACAAACTGCCATCTCTAAGTATACAATAAGGCTTTTTATTTTTATCATGGAGATCCTTTTCAGAATCATATAAACTTGTATCATAGATAGGGATATCTTTACCATTTAAGAATACTTTTAATACTAGCTTTAATCCTGTACTATCAGAATCTGGTTGAGGTAGTATATATTCAGATTGACCTGCTATTACTTCAGTATTAAAACTTTGCCATGCATATTTCTTACTATCTACTACTAATCTTGAGAAGATATCTTTATAGATAATATTTAAGTATTTAAGATAATCAGCATCAGAAATCTGACCACTTGTAGCTGATGTTTGTTTTCTAGATAATGCTATTATTGTAGATACATCCATTAGTGTGTACTTTTATTAATAAAAGATTCATTCTAGAGAGCAAGTCTCCCTGCCCTCTATATATGAATCACTTACTAAGCAGCGATTTTGATATCAACCATTCTGTTCTTACCTTCTGTGAAAGTCTTTTTACCATATAAGCAAGAAATGATGTAGTAATCAGCTTTTTGCTTAGGCAATGGAGTCTTTCTAACATCGATATTTTGTTGCATGATAAGGTCGATAGCTCCTGGTCTACAAAGGATAGCGTGTTCTTCTGCATTTCCTACAGTAATTGTAGTATCATCAGTAGAAACAACAACAGCTCCTGCAGTAGTTAATACTCCAGTAGTAGCATCTAAGTTAGCTTTAGCATTCTTTAATTTAGCTCTGTCAGCAGCACTTACTTCAACATAAGTTGTTCCAGCTCCTGAAGCTCCATTAATAGCTGCAGCTAAGTTAGCTAATGCAGCAGCATCGTTAGCTCCTTTTAATACATTACCAGCTGTTGTTCCGATAGATGCTACGAAAGTGAATTTAACACCTGCAACAGTGATTTCATCAGTAGCAACTACAGAAGAGAAGCTAATAGTTCTTTTGTGGAATACATTGTTTGAAGAATATACTTTATATCCTGCAAAGTTTCCAGCGTATCCATTTTTAAGAGCAAGATCAGCTAATGAGAATCAATCTTGAGCAACTGTTTGAGCAATAATTGAAGCAGTTTTAGGTGATACAACTAAAGCCCAAGTCTTATCCATTTCACATCCATTAGCAGTAAGTTTAGCACCTGCTGTCATGATAGCGTTAAGACAGTTAGAAGTTGATAGAGAGATAGCTCCAGAACTTCCGATATCTGAACCATCACAAGTTACATTAGCATTAACTACTTCTCCTAATACTGATCCATCGATATCGTTAGATAATCTATAAGCAGCTCTTTCTACATAACTGTTTTCTAGATCATATTTGTTTTGAATCCAATCTACTTCATCAATAGCAAATGAGATTTCTTTAGATTGGTCGATATCTAGATATTCATCAGTACCGATAAGGTCTTGTTGAGTAGTATCAGTATATTTAGTGTAATCGTTTACTACTAAATCATTTGGATAAGGTCTGTGGATTCTATCTCCATATTTTAAATCTGGTTGTTCTTCAAATGAACAGATTTGTGTAGCTACGAGAGCGTTTCTAGTTAAATATTGAATTCTTCTACTCCATAGCTCTGGTATAAAAGCGTCTAAATTTTGAGCCATCTTAATGTAAATAAATAATCTAAAAGTTATTTACCTTTCCTTGCTTTCCACCAATCGTTAAACTCTGCATCAGACATCTCTTTCCAGCTTTTTTCAGGTTCTGGATCTTTTGTAATGCCCTCCACTCATGTTGAACTTTGTTGGTGTGGTAGCAATTCTGGTTTATTCTTTGCTAGATATAACTCAAAGGCTGTCTTGGCATCCATTCATGTATACTGTGATTGGATTTTCTTAACCTCCTCCCTAAACTCACTAGCAGTAGAGTTCTTTTCAAAGAATAGTTCCTCTTTAACCTTTTTATCGATGTAGCTATCATCGATTTGGTATTGAGCTTTTTCTTTTTCTTGTGCCTTAGCACTTTTAAAACGAGATTTCCATTTCTCTACATCAGCTTGAGATTTCTCATACAAGGCTTTGTAGTCAATCTCTTCATCATCTTCATCTTCAGTAGGTTCAACTACTGTCTCCAGTTCTTTTTCTTCTGGCATCTTGTTAATTGGTTAGTAATAAAGCATCATAACCTTAGCTAGAGTAGATTTGTGTTGCATAAACCTACAAACTGCGATTATGTTAGGTGTTTAACCTCTTTTAAATTGGCTCTCTTTAATGGCTGAATTCCTTTCCATATAGTTCATGACAAAAACTACCTTTATTCTGATTGCTTAAACATATTATCGATATATTCTGCTTGTTTCTCTGATTCCATTTCTTCAATATCTTCATCAGCTTTATAGTCTGGATTCTCTATCATCTGCTCTGGCAATTTTTCAACTATCCATGCAAGACATCTAATCTCAGCTCTTAATAAATCTGATTGAGTTAGATTTGGATCTTTAACATCCATACAATCTCAGTAGATAATCTTTAATCATAGTTTTTTTTGTCTCTCTATTATTAACTCTTTCATTTTATCCCATCATCTACTCTTGAGTAGATCATCAAGCTTTACCATTTTTTCTGACATTATGATATATTAGAATTTAAATTAACTGTATCTCTAGTTATCAATTCTTCCTTTTCTGGCATTCATTGAGACATCATGATATTAGCTGCACTATTTGCTACTTGATTATTTACCATAGGCATTTCTGGTTGTCATTCTCATAACTCAAGTAATAATCATTGGAGCTTCTGTAATATCTTTTCTTTTAGATCTCCATCTTCTGCTTTTTGCATATACAACCATACTGTGTAATAATCTAAGTCTGTTCTCTTGAATAAGCTCTTAGGCTCTTCTCATAGATTAACCATGTTAAGATAATCCATTGCAGCTCTCTCTTGAGCAGTATAACTAAATATTGAGTTAACTGTGTTAGGCTTTAATCATGTAGCTCTAAGATATAATCTCTTGAATATTGCTTTATTCACAGGTTTGATTTCTGGATCATTTACTATGATAGGATACAATGACATTAAGTTATTCTTCTGTTGCTCATTAATAGCATTGATATCTTCGGTAGCTCATACCATTATGTAAGGCATTTGCTTAGTAATGAATTGGTCTTTATCTAATGTCTTACCTGTTCGTTCAAAGTCTGGATTAAGTAATACCCATTTCTCTTTTCATTCTGGGAAGTTCTCTAGATATCATCTCCACCATTGGAAGTAATAATCTCTATAGAACCATTGCTTAATAGTATTCTTTAGTGATAATTGCATATTAGCATTAGCTTGTAATTGTTGAGCTTCTGCTTTAGTCATGCTTTTATCTGGTAAGATACCTTGCTGTAGACTATCTACCTTAGAATCATATTTAGCTTCATTCTCTAACCATGACATCATATTCCATACATCAGTTTTAATCTGACTCTGTGGTAGTTCAAACATTGCATTCTGTATAGGTTGTGTTCCTATCTCATTCTCATCTATGAATAGATATCTTTGGTCAAATGTTTTCTTCTTAAGCTCTTCTTTATTCTTGATTAATCTACTATTAACTAAGAAATCTCATCATGTTGCTTCTCTTTTGGCTTTCATTAGTGAGAGATTTGCAAGAATAGATTTAGCATTCTGTTTATCTTCTACTTTATCACATATTGATGTACCAAATGGATTTCATCTAACAGGATCATAGTAGTTCAACATGATTGGTCGAGGGATTAACTTAGGATTCAACTTCTCTTCTTTTGTTACTGGCTTTAATTCCTCTTGATAGAATATCTCTGTTAAATCTGCTGAACATACAAACTTCCATTTTCTACCATCAACTATTGTGTAGTGTGTGTAGATATCTAAAGCAAAGTTATCTTCTATTTCATCAACTATGATAGGTCAAGTTCATGCTTTATTGCTATAAGCTTCTCTAGTCAATTCATCTTCCATATTGTATTGCTTAGCGAACCATCTATTTATAGCGTTCTTATCGTATAGATCTTTTACATCATGGATATTTGTTAACATACAGAATCAATGGAATCTGTAGTTTTTACCATCAAATTGTCATGTTTGAGTTGGTAATGGATCTGGTATCCATGAGAGAGGATTAATAGCTCTCCATGTGTTAACTAATTGGTCTTTATCAAATCATGTTTTATTCAAGATTCATACTCCAAAGAATAAACTATCTTGCTCTACTTGATATTTTAGTTGCTGTGTAGCTCATTCTCTTTCATCAAATTCTGCTACTGCATTTAGATTCTGTGCTTCTTCTTCTCCTATCCATCATTGTCTTGAGATAAATTTACATTTAACTCCATTAGTAAAAAAAGATGCAATAAGTGTATCCATGTAATTAGCAACCATATTGATATTGATTATCTTTCAACCATTCTTAGCTTGAGGATTCCATTTCATAATTCTATCTCTATATCTTATCCTTACTGGTCTTACATAGTTTAAACCTAATGCATATTCTCTTTGTATCTGAGTAAGTATTGATGACTTATCCATGCTTAGTTTTCTAATATAAATTTATGGCATTATATTCTGAAATTTGAGAATTCAACTTTTTTTAATACAGCATATCATCAAAGCTTACTGTTATTATTTCTGTATGATTGTTTGTTGATATTGGTCTATTTAATGTTCGATACATTCTCATCATTATTGCATCTGCATAGTCTGGTGAATGTCATAACCTTTTCTTCATATCTTCTTTACTCTCTAATCTCACTTTCTGTTCTCATTCTAGATCCTTTACAATGATATTATCTAGCTCTACTTGGATTTTATCTTTTAGCTCTCATGAAGTATTAATTCTGATTTCTCTTTTCTCCATGAGATACTTAAGCTTAAAATAACATTGAGTCTTTAGATTAGCATAGTTCCTCATCTCATCTTTCTGAACTATTGGAGTTCAGTTATTCATAAAATTTACGCAACCTCTTAGATTATCACATACTCAACCTCATACTCAATCAGAGTCTATACAGATATTACTTCTCCTAACATTGTAATATTGCTCTAGTTCCTTTATTGTTTGTACTGTTTGGTCTGTAGTTCTTCAGTTATAGCTCTTGATATCTACTACTTCTAATCACTTCCAAACTACAATAACAGTATTATCATCTCCTAATCTAGCAACATCACAGGTAATGTAAGTTGTATTATCTGGCTGAATATTAGTAGTAAATAAATCTGTTATCTCATCCCATCTAAAGAGCTTTCATGGTGTATCATCATAATCAAAATTTCAGTAGAGGAGTCTTTGCTTAGTTATCTCATCACTTCTCTCTAATTGTTGGATATAACTTTCATCTAGATATGGATTATCTCATGCTGTAGCTCTAACAAATTTTCTATATGGTGGTAATGTTCAATCTTTCCGAGGTTTATAAAAAACATCATAAACGTGTCATTTATTTGGGTTAAAACACTCTAAGAATTTAGGTGTTTTTCTTATAGTCTCTCAATTAATAAAAAAAGTATTCTGTCTTCAGATACGAGTCTTTAACATCTCGATACCTTTAGCTTCTACTTCGTTTGATTCATCGATAAAAGCTCATGTAAGTTCTAGAGATCAGAATCTAGTCCATTCTGGATCTGATGGTTGAGATGCACAATCTAACAAGATTATCTCACTTCAATTAGGGAACTTGATAGTATTAGTCTGTCAATTTAACACTCACCAATATGATTCTGGAATCTTGTAGTAATCCATTATCTTGTAGTAAGTCGCTAATGTTGTTCTTCTAAGATTAACTAACTCCTTTCTTCAAATTACCCATCTAGATCATGGGAACTGCATAGCTGATTTCCATACCCAAAAATCTCATAACCAGGATTTACTTCATCATGCAGCTCCTCAAAATCATACTTCAGTAGTAATATCATCTTCTAGATACTTAAGAGCTTCTCATTGCTTTTCTGTAGCATAGAATTTTACTTCCATATATTACTTCTTTCTATTAAAAACTATCTTCCTTTTTGGAGCTGTTTTTACTTCTTTCTCTTCTGGGAGTTTTACTTCTACTACCTTTTCAATCTTCTCTACCTTTTTTTCTTCTGGTAGTTTTGCTAAGAGTCCTTTTAAGAATTCAATGATTTCTAGACTCCTAACATTGTTCTTCCATTCTAGCTCATGGATCTTGTTTAAGATTTCTTCTCTCATTCTTCATTAGGTTTAGATATAAAATATTTATGTAATTCTGCTATTAACTTCTCTATCTCAGCAAATTGATATTCAGAGAATGGTTGGCAGATTACAGACAATTTATCAGCTATCTCACTTCGTTTAGTTGTTCAAAAATATTCTGCTACTAATTCAGGTCTATCAGCATCTAATAACTCAATACATCTCTCTAAATCTGATTTGAGATTGCTGTAGATTTTTTTAACTGACATTTTTTGTATGGTCATTTCTTTCATTTCTGTCTTGAATTAATGTAAAGGTCAAATGCATCTATCTTATCTGCTATGAAATCATGGAACTCTTGAAGATTAAAGTCTTTATACTTAGGTGGTTTATCTTCATCATAAATCTGAACTGCCATGAATTCACACAGAACTAACTCTGCGTTTTTATATTCTATTTGTTTAACTGACATAGCATCTCTCATACTTTGTTGGTTGGTTTAGTATAAATTACTCTATGTTTTTAGCAGGTCATACAATTATGTGGATTGCTTCTATCTTCTCTATATTCTCATTCTCACTCTTAACATAAGTAGTTGGCATATTATTCTGTATTCTATTCATTCACCAAATTGTATTCAGATCCTTAACATTGATATTTCACTTCTCTTCCATCTGCTTCAACTTTACTGCACTAAGCTCAATAGCTTTAGAGATATTTCATAATAAAAACTCTGCACTAGGCTCTAATTGTTTCGCTATCTTATCTTCTGCTTTCTTTAAAGCTTTTTCTGCTGCTTTTGCTCTAAGCTCTCTCCTTTCTTTAGCCCATCATCTTGTTCTTTCTCTATGCTTAGAGTTTATAACCACCTTTTTTGATACTCCTTTTGCTACCAAAAACTCTCAGACAGTTTCAATGTCTCACTCAATGTATTCTTTCTTTAATCATTCTCGATTATGCCTTTTTTGAACTGCCATTTCTTATGTTTTAGATATAAAACTATTCTTTATCTTTCTTCCTTGTAAATCAGTAATGATCTGCTAAGAGTATTTTTGCTATCTCTACCATCCTTTCTTTATTCTTCTTTGGATCTACAGATAACTCATTAAGCTCTTTTACTAATGCATCCTTTTCTGATTTCTCCATTAATCACTAGATCAAATAAAACTGATTACTATTTCACATCTTGGATTATTCTTATCTACTCATTCACATCTCATGTTTAGCTCCTTGATTATTGTTCGGTTATCATCTTCTAAGAGTCAGTATTTAACTAATAAATCATTTATACTCTCAACCTTATTAGATAAATCTGATTTTCTGTTATCTGGCATATAGAATTTATAATTCACCTTTAGCTCTTGATTTAATCTTAATTGTTCTACCTGCCCAACTAGACTTTTTAACTGTTCCTTTTCTCG